GCTGTACTTACCTGGATTCTTCGATACGGCAGCTGCCATACCTGCTACAGATTTGCCGGCCTTCTTAGCCTTAGCTGTGAAAGCTCCCGGTCTTTTAATTGCTCCAGCAATCCATTTCTTATCTGATTTTTTACTTGCCATCTTTTATTCCTATTTCTTTTTATAATTATATTTAGCTATTGTTCTTTTTGTTTTATTTGACGTTTTAGGTTTACCCCCAAAAGCTTTTATTATATCTTTATAAAACACTTTTTGATCCGTAGACCATGTTACGGTTGGTACGGGATTAAAATCTTTCGTGTCTGGAACTGCTTTATAGAGATTAGACTTCATATCAGAAGTCTGTTTCTTATAAGAAGAGCCGGTAGAAAATCTACCAAAAGAATCCTTATTAGGATTGCCCTTTTTACTTGCCATCTCTAACTTTTTCTCCTGTTTTAAATCTTACATCATCTATATCAAACTTGCCTACTGCATGATCTCTGATGTGAGTATCAAGCTTACCTTCTATTCTATCAACAGAATCATTTGTTTTGTCAATTGAGCGGCCAAGACTTTTCCCCAGTTGCTGGATCATTGATACAACAGTTGCATGGTCTGCTTTGTTCTGTGCCCATTCAGCCTTGGCTTCTTCGCCGCGCTTTTTCCCAGCCTTAAAAACAAATTGTAGATATGCTACAGCAACGAGACTGCTTGCAGTAATTAAAGCTACGATAATATTTTGCCAGTTAGTCATGTCAGCTGCTGGAGTAATTAGGGTTTCAGCACCGGATCACTTAAGGCCAAGCAGTTCTTTTACCTTTGGTCCAACAACTGAGTCAGCTGCCAGCTTATTAGCTACTTTGAATGCCCTCACTGCCGCATCTGTCGCAGCATCTTTTACACCGTTGATTTCACCCTTATAGAATCCCTTGGCCTTCAGAGCCTCTTGTAGGGCTTTGTGGTCGTGGATAGGAGGTGTTGTGTTTAAGTTGACAACTGGTGCAGCGCCGCCCGTAAAAGCTGCAACTGCAGCTGGAACATTATCACCTGATACATAACGTAAATGCCATGGCTCTTCTGGAACTACTTCCCAGGAAAAACCAAAATCTTTAACATTAGCTATCAACCAATTAAGGCGCTTAGGATTGCCAGCATCACTGACATCAACTGCAATTCCGTAAGTTATGTTGACTGGAGCCCGGAGCAGCCAAAGGAGCGTTGCCCTTCTTTAGATACCATTTTTTACCTTCATAAGTTCTTGTGCTTGAGCCGGCGATTTCTGCCAACTGATAGCGTTGCATAAAGCCAGCAAGTTGCTGCTCCAGAGTTCTATAGGTATCTCCGTGAAGAAGTCGGCTTTAGTTCAACGCCTTCAGCTTTAGCTTTCGCTACCATAGCTAGCCACGCATTGGCGGCAAGTCTGTGTAGCTTTCCCCCACCTGGTATTGGCACTAAGAGATTAGCAGGTAACTTTCCTGGTGTTATTCCCTTTAGATCTGCGGGTAACTTAACGGGAACAATATAGTCCCATGCAACTTTGCTCATGATTATCTCCTATAGAGTAGGTAAAATATATAGTAACATGTATAAAAAAAATCCCCACCTAAAAAATAGATGGGGATTTTTTAAAAACTACTTTTTATTTCTTGACTTCGAAGAAGCTTCCTTGCCTTTTGGCATTGTTTTCTTCAATGGAAAAATAGTCTGCATCATTGGCTTACCGGCTAAGGATGCGGTCTGCATTGAGTCCGACTGCTTCTTCTTCTTTTTCATAGCCATTATATTACTTCTTCTTCTTTTTAGCCATAGCTGCCTGGATAAATGGTGGAAGCTTCTTTTGAGCGGCAGTCATGCCACCCTTTGCTGCTGGAGCCTTCTTTGCTGCTGCTGGTGCTTTCTTTTTCATTGCCATTGTTTTCTCCTATTTGTTTTTTATAAAATATATTACCCTTTTGATAATATAAAGATATTAGCAGTCCCACTTACGTAATGCAAGTGCTTTGCGTGTTGGTTTGCCATTAGGTTTTTTCATTGCGCCCGGCATACCGCCCATTCGTGCACAAAAAGACTTGCGTCGTGCGGCAGACTTGGGTGACTTCTTAGCTTGCTTAGCAGACACTGGTGGCTTAAGTGTGCCACCTGTTTGTGCTTTGTATGATGCACGTCCTTTGGCGTTTAAACCACCTTCAGGATTCTTACCTGCTTTTCTTTGCCATGCTGCTGACTTAGCCATTACTTCTTACCCTTTTTCTTATTTGTACTTTTTTTCTTAATAGAAGTCTTCTTAACTGGTTTTTCTCCTGGCATTACGATGCCAGTCATTCTATTGTTGGTTCCCATTCTAGGACCACTAACGTATACAAAACTTTTCATAGTTGCCATTTTATTCTCCAAAACCTTTCACAGCTTCTAAGATTGCATTATTCTTAGGAAGAGTATTCGCAATTAAAGTAGTTTTTCTAAACCAGCTTAATTGTATAGTATACCTAGTACCGCATTTTACCTCTTTTACAGCATGCAGATACATGGAATTTGTTGGAAACGTTATTAAGTCACCAAGTTTAGGTTTTATAGTTAAATCAAATTCTGGAAAAAATAATTCTCCGCCCTCATAGTCATCGTTTAAATATAGTAAAGAAGAGTAATCACACAAAAATCCAGGAATGTGATTCGCCCATTCTTCTTCCGCAAATGTATCATTAAACTTCAAATCTGAATTATTATATTCACCATCGGAATGGACTGATAGAAAATCGCCAACTCGCCATGCTCTTCCCCAAAGAGGAGTTGCTAAATAAAATCTTTGACCAAAAGTGTACTCAACATATTGTTCTAATTTTAGAATAAATGAATTTAAAACAGTTGTGTTTGAATCATCAAATAAAAAATATTCGAGAGAGACCGGGCTTCCATCCTTCTTATTATCATTGCCTCCGTCATTGGGGTCATTGATAATAACGATTTCTTTAGAAGATGTATTTTTTAATATATCTAAAATAGTATCTATTTCTTTTTTATCTATAAAATTGTTTTCAATAACAATATTTTTTAAAGACGCCGGATACATGTTTCTACTTTATTTTTTTATCGATAACCTCTAGTAGGTCATAGACCTTTAACCAGATTTTCCATAGTAGTGTCATCATTTTTGTTTCTCTTCTGGTGGCTTTGGTGTCTGACTATTTTTAAAAACTTTTCTAGCTTTTGCTAAAGACATAACCCTCCTGATATATTGAAAAAGACCCCCAGCAAGCTGGGGGTCTCAATCTAATTACTTGGTCTTCTTTATTTTTGTTTCGCTAGCTCTTGCAGCATCTTCTGGACGTGGTCCAACTTTCTTGGCTACAGCCTTCTTAGCAGGAGCCTTCTTAGCTGGAGCCTTCTTCACTTCTGCTACAACTTCCTCGGCTACAACCTTTGCTGCCTTAACAACAGCGTCCTTCGCAGCAGCAACTTCCGAACTACCAGAAAGGATACTTTTAATTTTATCAATTAACTTGCTCATTTTTTACCTCATTAGTTTGATTAGTTTGTTTTAATATAGTACAGTACCTGTATAGTAAATGCAAATTATCTCGTCTGTTGAGACTCCTTAATCAGCTGATATCTCTCTCCCGTTTCCCTGGAAACTAAAGAGAAAGCTTCTGCTGCTGCCTCTTTAATGGCATTGGAAAAATCCTCACCATTAGAAGGATCAACCCCATTCATTGGAACTGTCAGACATGCCATTATATCCACATTTTCAAAGTTACCAATATTTACTTTTCTACCAACAGCAACTGTCAGCACTGGTTCTGTAGTGACAACCACTCTTTGATGTGTGGAAATAACTGCATCCATAACTGGGTTTACAGACTGCTCAACGATACTCTCATTTATTTTTGGCATTACTCTCCTAGTGTTTCTATTTTATTTTTGACTAATTGCAGTGTAGCTTTTGCTTGATCTTCTATCGATAGATTATCAGTATTTATAATGAACGTAGATACTTCTTTTACTAAATCAATTTCTTTTTCAGAATTATGATTAAGTTGTTCATTGGTCATAAATACGCCATCTCTTTTAAAGATTCTATCTCTTAGAATATCGTCAGAAGCTTCGTATGTGATAACCATACCGTTAGGTTGTTTTAAGATTGATTGAGCCTCGTTAATAAAACGTACATCAGAAATGATAACACAAATAGGCGTATCCATATTGCCATCTTCTCTGGATATTTCATTAATATTTTTTCTATATAATTCCATGCTCTTCATGACTGCCCAATGACAGAAGCATTCTGAATAATTTTCCCTGCAGATATCTCCCGCTGTCTGTAAAAAAGTTCTTGGTTTAATGCCTTCTTCTTCTATTGGAAGATCATAAATACTTTTTACCTTTTCTACAAATTCTTCGTAAGGAGGTATTGCCCCCAATGCTGTTCTTCCATATATTTCGAATAGCACTTCATGGATAGAATACAATTTTCTAGACTTAGCATTAAAGCCTTGTATGTTTTTCTTTATGGAAGCTAATTCATAAAGAGGAAGGGCGTGGAATATATGCTCCCATACGATTCCAGAAGAAGTTGTTTGCATTGACCCCTTGGGGCACAGTGCTTCGGCTGCAGATGTTTTACCGCTACCAGCGCGTCCTGCTAAGCCTAAGATTATCGGATTACTTTTTGAATATTTTTTCTGCATTGGGTAATTATATCACAGGTTTTTTTGATTTAGCTTTTCTTTCCTCTAACTTATCCAAGAATTCGTTACACAGTGCATCGGGTTCCCAAACAAAACTTCTCTCAACCTGAACTACTTTAAAATTAAATTCATCCCTTATATCCTCTATGGTCATAAGTAAAGGAGTTAAAGAGTCGTGTTTGCATTTCCATTTACCACTAATGTGGTTAGCTACAACAGCTGAATCGGTATATATAATTGGATCGTAGAATTCACCCATTGAACATATAAGCAGTCCGGATATTACAGCCTCGTACTCTGCCTCATTATTAGTTCTTGGACCTAAGCCTCTGGCAAACTGCGCTATTTTTTTTCTATTCCTATAAACAGATACCGCACAGGCTGCTTCTCCAATTTTCTTTTGACCTTGACCTCTTGATGCACCATCGCAAAACACTTCTATTATCATGGTAAATCAGATTACTTATCATCTACGCTTACATCTGTTTCAATACCCAAACTCTTTATTCTATCTTTAAAGTTTTTTAATTGAGTTTGACCATTTATTATGTAAGTAGAATTAAGCGTATATCTTTCTTTCTTGTGCTCAATTTGAGTTGGGTAATCTAAGGTGTCTCTAACTTTTGAATAAAATTCAGTGGCTGAATTAACCGATTTATAATGAGCTATGTACAAAGTGATTCCTCAAACTTTTAGTAGGTGTTAAAATCTTTATCACTAAAATATCCTTTTTCTTCCCTGGCAGAAGCTACCTGCATAGATTGTATCTTGTCGATTAACTTCCTAGAAGATTCGGATGCTATCCTAGCTGCAAGCTCCATAGACTCAGCTAAGTTTACTATAGCCTCTGCTGTTATTAAAGCAGTGTATTCACTCTCTGCGGCTTCTAAAGCGTTTGCTTCGCGCTCAGCCTCATTCTTCCCAACTCTATTTGCCTTATACACTTTCTTATAGCTTCCCTCTATCAATTTATACTGGGCTCTAGCCATGCCCGCTAATCGCGCAACTCTTCCATAAACATTTGAAGTTCTTGCAACCAACGAGGCCATTTCATGAATCCCTAAATCTAATGTATCTACATCTGGTATGGATACGAAGTATAAAGAATTGCTACTATCTGTAGTGTAGGCTGAAATGATCTCCTCTATCTGAGGGCCTATAAACGATGTTAATAATTCGTTCATTTTCTGTAAAGATTGAAGGTTCATTGTCTACCTATCTGAAGTTGATTTCATCTCGCATCTTAGATTCTACCACAAGATTGGTTACCTTTGTCCTTATTTTACCTAAATGTTCTCTTACCGTATTAGGGTGTTCTGATATTTTTTTACTTATCTCACTAGATCTTAGATCATCTATGTAACGCCACTTGAGCAGTTGCCTTTCCTGGACCGAAAGAAATATAAAAGGTTCTGCACATGTTTCACCAAGTACCCAAAACTCATTAATGTCTTCCGTGGAAAGAAACTCTTCCATTTCTCTCTCTTCTGGTGGAGCTTTAAAGCCCACTTGTTTTTCTCCATTTTCTCCATCATCATTTGAATCATCACTTAAGAGAGGAAAACTCTTTCTTCCCAGTTGATCTATTAAGAATGTATCAACGTTCTTTTTGAGAAGATAAAAAAAATAACTATACAAAAATCCGACTAAATGGTATTGGTCCTTTTTCAGAATCTTTTCTTTGATATCTAGCTATACACTGGAAGAACGTCATGTCTACAGTTTGCCTGACATCTATTTCTTCCCCATATCTTTTTGCCATATATACTATACCGTCGCAACACTTCGTTTACATGTTTGTATCCAGGTTGATTGAGCTTATTTTTCATAAGAGCAAATCTTACATATGAATCCTTTACGAATAAAGACGTAAATCTCCTTATGTCGTAGTCGTTTAGATTGTATTTGCCATAATACAATAATGTTGTATACTTTGTGAGAAAATTATTAAAAACTTTTAGCAATTCTTTTTTAGCTCTTTCGTCTCCGCCTTTAGCTTTGGCTATCAGCGCCTGCATTTCCTCCTCTTCTAAATTATAATACTGTTCCTTATATGCTGCCATGATTACTTGCCTTCCCAAATCGATATTTTATCAGAGTAAAAACTTCTAATATCTTCATAGAAGATTACTCTTGGTATCTCTAGTTCAGCTGCGAAATTTTTACCGTCAGTTGAATACTTGCTTATAATAAATGTGAGTTTGTTAAATTCAGATTCGTAGTATCTTTTAAATCTTTTTATTTTTGTCATACTCTTTGCATCGAGATAACCTTTAAGTTCTACCCAACTAGAATCTTTCTGCATAAAGAAATCAGGAGTGTATCCTTTAGTTCCGTTTCTTAATTGGAAACGCAAAAACAGTTGGTTCAAAATCAAATTTGATTTTATACGCTGTTAAAATTCTTGCAAAATTTGCTTCCCAATTAGATCTCAGTGTTAAACCTAGGTCTTCTCTAAACCCAGTTTTTGTATGCTGGTAAGCGTTGCCTCTTTTAATACTTGTAGTCTCTATGGACTGTTGATCTGGTATAATGGTTTTTATTTTCTTAAAATCTGGATGGTTTTTTAATGGAGAAATTTCCAAAAAATATTCCTCTGGCTTGGCAATGTTGAGCTCTTTCATGGTATCCTTTAGATCTAAACTAATCTACTCCATTATAAATTATAAAAAGTAAAAAAACAAAAAAACCTGTAAGGGTTACCAAATACAAGAAAACGGAGTACAAAAAGACATGAATACATTAAACACAATCATTGACAGTATGTTAATTGAGGTTAACGAAGAGATCATTTCAGACCTCGGTAGACTCGGATACTCACGTACAGAAGCCACCAAAGTGGTTAGTGAGTTCAGCGATTTCGATCTTGTCGAAGACGCAGCATTGAACCCAGTATCAGCATTCTAACTGTCAGCATCTAATAAGTAATTAGCCAGGGCTTTCGCCCTGGCTTTTTGCTTTCTAAGATTATATTAATTAATGACTATGCTTTTGCTAGTTTTCTAGCTCTGAATACACCAGTTCCACAGGCGCCAGATTTAGCAAAATCGCAGAACGTGCAGACGCGCTCATTCTTTGTAGGCAAGAATGCTGAATCGTTTATGATTGAATCTAGAGTAGATATTAAATTAATTTTAATATTGTTAATATCCTCCTTAGTAAAGAGGTGGCCTTTACGCCTTCCGGGATCTAAGGTAATACAGCTCTGCGTATACATTCTTGTCTGGATACAGATAGTCAACTGCCATTGCATATATACCTAATTGCAAATTGGTTGGTATGTCCTTTGGCGACACTTCCCATTTTCCAGTTTTATAATCTATAATCTTAACACCGTCTTCACCCCAAGAATCTATTCTATCTATATAACCAGATATTAAATAGCTACCTAGAACAAATTTAAAACCATATTCCTTATGAAGGACATCGAATTTAGTTTCAGCATACTGGTCAAAGAACTCATCTAATATTTCTTTCCCTGCATTAATTAACTCAGGTTTAATTTTATTATCTGGATCTTGAGTTGTTATCTCATGGGTATATGCTTCTTGTAGCTTTGCAAAATCCAACATATCTGTTGCACTTACGTTGTCTTCCAATACGGAGTGTACTATATTTCCTAGCACAGCTGCTTCACCAAAAATACGTGGTTCTTTTTGTATATATGTATAAAAATATTTTGAAGGACACATTTTATATGTATCCATTCTTGAATACGAAAAATCAGTTAAAGATAATCTTTCAAAATCACTTACATCTTCTAGGTTCCTAATAGCTAATTTCATTAGTCTTCAATTCCATCCCCGTAAGGATCTTTGTTTTCGAATATTAAATTTCCATTTGTATCGTATTCATTACCTAGTTCATCAAGGGTATTACCAGTGTAGATATTTTTGTATCTACCCTCACCAAGGGTTGCCCAACCGCTTGTTCCTAATTCCATTTGATCATCTTCGTTATATGGCCAAGACATCATCTCCTCCTTCTGTGAGTGAAATAACAGTATTATTTACTGAGTCAATATTAAAATAGTAACTCAACAATCCATGTAAGTCTGATAACTCTTGAGCTGTTGCATTAAAACCAGCAACTCCAGACTGAATAAAATAACTAGGTTCATCTGTATTGTATTCTATTAATGCTATGTTATTAAGTAGCATTCTACCTACTTCGTGCTTAATCATATTAATCCTCCTCGTATATTCCTATAGGATTCCAGCTTGGATCATCCATTTTTTCTCGCATATCAGCCACATAGGAATCCCAATCTCTTTCATCCTCTGACTTCTTTTCGTATTTTACCTGACCCTTAAATGGATTTGTCTTAAAGCGAGTCATAATAAGCTTACCCTCTTTTGTTTTCCATCTTAATACTCCATTCTTGCAGTCGCAAAAATCTTCTGGATGTGGATCAGTCTTACCCATCGGGTCATACCTACCGCTACACGAATTACAATTAGTGTATCTGCCCTTATCCTGGCATCTATTGCATGATGAACAAAAAGTCCAGCATGGTTTGGTGGATGGATTCTGGTATGTTCCTGGTAGTGTCATTTCTTAGCTCCGTATGTTTATATATTTTTGTAATTTTTCTTCTATTTTTAATGAAGTAGATTTTTTAAACTTAAAAGTTACCTTCTTATTACTCTCCGTATATGTTAAATATACATAAGAAGGTCCATTAACATTTTCAATTATATCATATATACCCTGTACAAC